AAGAAACGATTCTTCTCGTCTCGCACCAAGCAGGTCAAGGGAAAGAAAAAGAAGACAAAGGTAGAGTCCGACTGGAAGTCCTACTACGGGTCCAACGCTGCAATCCAAGAGGACGTCAAGAATCTTGGAGAATCTAACTTCCGCAGAGATATCCTGTACCTCTGCAATTCATTATCGGAGTGCTCATACCTAGAGCTAAAGGAGCAGGTGCTGAACAACGCAATTCTGAGCCCTCAGTATTACAACGACTGGATCCAGATTAAGGTCACCAGAAAGCATCTGAAGAGACTTCAACTTAGTGATGTACAACCTACCTAAATGTGGTAGGATATTGGAATGATTATCGCAGACTACTCTGGCATCGCCATCTCCAACCTGTTCTCTATGAAAGAACAGCTCTCCGAGGGGTTGGTTCGTCACATGATCCTCAACTCGCTTCGCATGTACAACGTGAAGTACCGCGAGGAGTACGGGTCGATGGTGATTGCATGTGACGGCGGTAACACGTGGCGCAAGGAGATCTTCCCGCAGTACAAGGCCTCTCGCAAGAAGAACCGTGACGAGTCTGGTCTCGATTGGCCAGAGTTTTTCCGTATCCTCAGTGCTGTTCGAGATGAGATTCGTGAGAACTTGCCGTTCAAGGTCGTTCATCTGCAGGGTGTTGAGGCCGACGACATCATTGGCACACTGGTCGAGAAGACCCAGACGTTCGGCCAGAATGAACCGGTGATGATCGTGTCGTCTGACACCGACTTCGTCCAGCTCCACAAGTACCGTAACGTGGCTCAGTTCTCCCCGATGAAGAAGGGTCTCATCAAGGAGTCCAACCCGGTTCGTTACCTGCAGGAGCATATCCTCCGCGGAGACTCCGGTGATGGCGTCCCGAATGTGCTCTCCCCTGACGATGTTTTTACCTCTGGTGGACGCCAGTCCCCTATCCGGTCTAAGCAGATCGACGAATGGGTCACCAACTGGGACAAGCTGGACTACCACATGAACCAGCAGCAGTACCGCAATTTTCAACGTAATCAGAAGTTGATCGATTTGTCGGCCATTCCCGAGCACAAGAAGTCCGAAATCATAAATACCTTCGACACGGTGAAAACCAAGTCCAATACATTGAATTACCTAATCTCGAAGCGGTGCTCTCAACTCATCGAGTGCGCCGAAGAATTTAACTGCCGTTCGCTATGAAAAGACTCAAGATCTCAGAGGTCCTAGATCGTACTGCCCGCGCTGTCTCAAACGAGGCGCGTGTTAAGATCCTGAAAGAAAACAACAGTCTCGCACTGCGTGACGTTCTTCGTGCATCGTTCGATGATACGATCATCTTCAGCCTCCCAGAAGGGATTCCGCCGTTCAAGTCGTACCTCTCGAACGCAAACATCCCTCCCACGGATCTGACCAGGTCGACTCCCCTGTTCAACTATTTCATCAAGGGTGGAAAGGGTGACCGGCTGACTCCTGCAAGACGGGAGAAGATGTTCATCGGCCTGCTCGAGGGCATCGACCCGCAAGATGCTGAGGTCGTGTGCGCAATGAAGGACAAGAAGCTCCACGAGAAGTTTCCTGGTATCACCAAGGAACTGGTCAAGGAGGTTTGGCCAAAGCTCATTCTTCGGTAATTTTTGAGGGTGCATCTGCACCCACTATATCATGGTCGTACTAATCCAAGTAACAGATCAATGATCACAACCCAACTGGATAGGCTCAAGCAAGACTGCGTCGAACTAGATTATTTCATCCAACGTCTCACGAAAGAGGGAAATAATTCGAAGGCCAATAAGATCCAGAAGAAGAAACAGTACCTGGAACAATACATTGAACAGCTCCAGGTAAGTCAGGGTTCATCTGAAATTGCTGCGTAAATTTGATGTACGATTGGGCTTGACTTGATAGGATACTTTGTTATGAACATCTTTGTTTTAGATTCTTCGCCCGTGCTTGCCGCGCAATATCAGTGCGACAAGCACGTAGTGAAGATGATCGTCGAGTCAGCACAAATGCTGTCTACGGCGCACCGTCTACTTGACGGCACCGTCGAACATACGACCAAGCAGACCGCCAGCGGTAAGGTTCGTCGTTCCAAAGTCTGGAAACTTTCAGACCCGAACCTAGAGTTCCGGCTATACGCGGTAGCACACCCCGGCCATCCGTGCACCATCTGGACCTGCGAGTCGATGGCAAACTATATCTGGCACTACGAGCACTTTTGTGCACTGTGTGACGAGTACACGCTCCGATACGGAAAGCAGCATGCCACCGATATCAAGCTGAGGTTCTGGCTTGACGGTGCTCCCACAAACATTCCTGACGTCGACATGACTCCATTCCGGTTGGCCATGAAGTCCAATCCAGAGTGCATGAACGAAGCCGATCCTGTCGGTTCGTATCGCAAGTTCTATCATACCAAGCAAGGTCGATTCAAGATGGCATGGACTAATCGCCAAAAGCCAGATTGGTTTCAGGCCGCATAGATAACACAATGCCCAACTACGATTTCACTTGCCAGAGCTGCAAGAACGAATTCACTGCCAACGTTCCGATCGCAAAGCGTGACGAACCTGTACAGTGTCCAGAATGCGGAAAGGACAAATGCAGTCGTGCAGTGACTGCTGTACAAGTCAGCTATTCTGGATTCAAGGATATGTACACGCGCAGTTCTTCTGGGTGGACTGATCTCCTCAAGCGTATCAAGAAGGGATCCGGCCGCGGAAATACGATCCGGACTAAATAAGCCATGGCAAAATCCAAAAACAAAAAGAAGGAGCCGGGCCAAGTCTCGGTTCCTAAATTCGACTCACTTCGAGTCATCGAACCGCTGACTAAGTCTCAGGAGAAGGCTTTTGCCGCATTCAGGAAAGGCAATCACCTTTGCTTGTCCGGTTCTGCCGGCACCGGAAAGACGTTCCTAGCCATGTACTTGGCCTTTGAGGAGATCCTTTCAGGAAAGTCTCAGGCTGAGAAGGTCGTGATCGTCAGGTCTATCGTCCCGACCCGTGACATCGGATTCCTTCCTGGCGATCGTGCCGAGAAGGAGTCTACGTACCTCTATCCGTACGTTGCGATCTGCCGAGAGCTATTCGGTGATCCTATGGCCTGGGCGAAGATGGTCGCCAAGGGGCAGGTAGAGTTCCTGACGACATCGTTCGTCCGCGGAATCACGCTTCGCAACTCGATCGTCATCGTAGACGAGATGCAGAACTTGACCTTTCACGAGCTTGACTCTATGATCACCCGTCTCGGTGAGGGATGCCGTTTCATCATGTGCGGCGACTACTACCAGTCGGATCTGGAGCGAAAGAACGATCGCGGCGGGATCATCGAGTTCATCGACATCATCGATCAGATGAAGTACTTTTACCACATTGAGTTCGGATGGCAGGATATCGTCAGGTCCGGCATCGTCCGAGATTACATCATGACAAAAGAAATGCTGACTAAGGAGAAGACTAAGAAGTAAAGATGAAATCATCCAGAAATTGGTCCAACGAGCGGGATCGCTCCCGCGACGAAGGAGATTCGTATCCTCGCAGGAAGAAGTCGCCAAAGATTCGTCATGAATCCGATGATGGCGCCTGGAGATTCGGTACCGCCCAAGATTGGCTGGAATCCGACCCGGACGACCAGTACTTTGAACCGGACTACAAGCACCAACGCTGATGCCATTCGTACACGACCCAGTTGATCTTGGGTACCAGGACATTCTTTGCGAAACAACCGAGAAGGGACGTAAGTACGTCACACCTCAAGGTAAGCAATATCCATCCATCACGACGATATTGGGAAAGGTCATGTCCGACGGCTGGGTCGAAGAGTGGAAAGCTGCAGTGGGTGAAGAAGCCGCAGATCGAGTCAGGAGAGTTGCAGCGCAGCGTGGAGAACGGGTCCATTCTCTGGTTGAATCGTTCCTCGACAACCGAGAGATTGACCTGAGGCGAGAGATGCCAAATGTTTCCGCTGCATTCAAGTCTATTCGGCCGGTTCTCGAGCAACATGTCAATCGGATCCGTCTACAAGAGAAGCCGCTGTACTCTGATTTCCTGAAGGCTGCCGGCCGAGTAGATCTCGTGGCGGAGTACGACGGAGTCCTTTCGATCATTGACATCAAGACGTCCAGCAAGGTCAAGACGGCAGATGACATTCACAACTATTTCATGCAGGAGACTGCGTATGCCATCATGTTCGAGGAGCGTACACAGATCCCTGTTGAACAGCTCGTGACTGTCATGGCTGTGGATTTCAGCAGTCCGCTGGTCTTCATCGAGAAGAGAGACAACTGGTCCAACTCGCTCGCAAATGTCATCACTGAATATCGTACCCGCTTCGGGACAAATGATACATACTAACATGGCTAATCCACAGAATCATATCCAAAATACCACGATCGATCTGATGGAGACTCTTGGGTTTGGCCGCAAGCCCCAGGTCTCGTACTCGGACAAGACGCTGTCGCACCTCCACGAGTATTACCTCTCGGGCCCGATCGAGGACGCCTCAAAGTACACGGA